AATCTTCATGGTCTCACGATCTTATCGGAAACGATGGTGTAGATGTCTGCAATGCGGTAGACCGTGCCGTCCACACTCGCGTATCCTGTTCGCACCTCATCAATGCGCGCTTCGCCTTGTGGTACGACACCGTTGAGCCGTCGGTTACCAGGATCTTCGAGCAGGTTGGTGAGTGTGTCCACGTAGCGTCTGATGTCCTGCTCAGCAGTCTGGGGATCTTGGTAGGCGACGAGCAACCGGCTCATCCATCTCCAATTATACACTACCAGTCTACCACCAATCACCACCTGGTTCATGTCCCTGGTCATGCTCTCCAGTTGGGTGTAGATCATTGGTGCTGCTTGCACCGCTCGCGGTTCGTAATCGAGCAGCGCGTTGATGCCGTGCAGCCGACCGTAGATGTCATGCAGTGCAATCAGGATGTCGTCAGCCGTGCTCATGGTGTCACCACCTGTTCAATCGCTCGATCGAGTTCGTCCTGGATGCGCTGGCTGCCGTTCTCGATGCCCCATACCAGGAATGGACGTTTTGCCATGCGTACTGTTTGATCTGCGTTACGAGTGCCTTCATGTACGTACAGACCGTACCTGACACTCGTACCAATCGCTACGGTGTCGTCGCCAATCATCACACTGGTGATCGAGCGCTTCAATGTTCCAGACTTAACTGGCGTGACCTTCTTGCTCTCACGCTCCACAATCAGACCGATGCGCTTGAGACTGCGACGAATGACGGCCTGCGCACGCTCAGGGTTGGTGATGCGTACCAACTCATCGAGGCCATCGACGCGAACCAGTTGGATGATTGGGTCACTCATAGAACCATCTCACGGTATTGGCGTCGAATGTTTTGGATCATCATCCGCTGTGTCGGGTTCAGCCCACCAACGTAACTGATGTTTGCACCGTCGTTTGCGCCTTGCACTTCGCTATACAATCCACGGTCTTTGCTGCGCCAGATGTTGACCGCAATCTCAAGGGCTAGTTGCTGCGCTGATGCTGGTGCAGGCCCGTAGCCGTAAATTGCGGTGATGCGATACCACTGGCTAGCGTCCCACTGATCGCCACGAATGAGATAGCCGTCATCCTGGATCCAGTCCTCAACCAACTCCTCGTCAGCCGCTGGTGCTCCTGGCCGTGGAATCGCCTTGACCGTGGTCACACTTCCTGCCTGGTGGATTGGTGGCTTGAGATAGGTGCTGTCGGCGCTTCCTGCGCGAACATCCCTGCTCGTCGCCGTGCCGTAACTAGCAAATACAACCGGTGCAAGTGCGTCTTCAATCACCCGTTCAGCGCGTTCGATGATGTCCGTCATGACGGCATCGAGTGCAGACGCGACGGTTACACTCGGCGTTGTGCCACCAGTCAGGCTGTTGTTTGCGAGTGCGAACGTAGACGCCGTTCTGCCCGAGCGGGTCGAGAACACGACGAGGTACGGCCCACCGGCACGACCGTAGACGTTGAGCGGTGTTGGGTCAGCCGTACCAGGAGACGCGACCGTGGTGAGTGCTGCCTGCACCGTCGATGCCGTCGCATTGTAGGCAATGGCAATCGTGGTGCTGCTCGCATAACTCAGCGTGTACGTTCCGCCTGTCGGAGATCCCGTTACGGTGATTCGCTGTGCTGCAATGTCTGGCACCTGGTCGAGGTACGCTCGCAGATCGGCTACGGTGAGACCGAGTGCCATACTAGAACTCCACAATCAGGAAGTGCAGTGTGTGCGACTTGGTTGCTGCACAAACACCATAGAGACTATCACCAGGAGGGAGTTCGATGAGTAATTCGCTCGACTTGGTGCTTGGCACGATCAGCCCGTTGGTGTCGGTAACGGTAACCGGCCCAAGCGTCACATCCTGACCGCCCGACGCGGAGAAGATGTGCACGCGGGTACCGTTTGAAACAGCCTTGTGGATCAAGGTTGCCGTGTCAGTGATAAGAACCTTTTTTGCCGTGAGTGGCATTGGTGCTCTCCATTGGTTGGGAGCGCCTCATCAGCGCTCCCGTCTCCCGATGTTACGCCAGGCTCCAGGCGATGTAGGCGCTGCCGACTAGGCCGGCTACCGCACCACTGGCCTGTGACGCCGTCACGAACTGGGTGCTCGTCACCTTGCGAGCCATGGCACCGTTGGAACCTGCGTGCGTGGCAGAGTTGAACACGCCTGCCGCTGCACCCGACACGCCATCGATCAGCGTATCGCTGCTCGTGGTTCCGTTGGCTGCCACACCCACATCGATCGTGGACGCACCCGTTGACTGGGTGGTGATGTCCAGAATGATGTGATGCACGATGATGGTTGCACCTGCTGGATTGGCCCAACTCAGCACGCCACCACCAGCCGTACCGGCGGCAAGCGCGACTTTGGTCACACGCACGAACGGGATAGCCGTCGCCGTGTTGGAGACCGTCACCGTGCCGTTAATGGTGAGTGTCCCACCAATGACGTGGTTGGCTCCGCCCTGCTCTTCGTAGTTGAGCGCGTTGTACGTCATCCTACACCTCCGCCGGGCTCACCGTGTCCGCTGATGCAGCCGTGGTGGATGCTGCCGCTGCTGGCAGTTGTCCCTGACCGTACAGGATGGCGTGCACCTCACCGAACGCAATGTTCGCCGTGGCACTCGTCCGCACCGCCTGCACGTAGCGCTCACGCGGTTTGTGCACGCTCACGATGAGCGTCTTACCGTTGATGTCGTCGTTCACCGCACAGGTTGCCGCCGCGCTGGCACCGCTCAGTGCTGCCATGCCGCTGTCACTGTTCGCGGTGTTCTGCTCCGCCTTCAGCGTGGCCACACCGGTTGCCGCGCTGTCCGTGATGGTCGTGAAGAAGATCACGCCATCGTAGCCCGCCATGTCGATGATGGTGCTGTTGCTGTCGGTGTTGTTGGCGTTTGCCACCGCTGCACCGATGTAGCGCACCTCGACCGCTTTTGCAAGTTGCATTGTCTATCTCCTCGTCACGCGGTGCTGCAATCGCTCACAGCACCGCGAAAAAATCACCGCCCAGGGTCTCTACGCCAACTTCAGACGTGCGAACGCCTCGGCCAGGACGGGCATACCGTCACACTCGGCACGGCTGATGTAGCCAACCTGCGACGTCTTGGCGTACAGCTCGTACAGCACCTGGATCTCAAGCCGCATGGCATCAGCGATCCAGTAGTACGAAAGATCGCCAATCAGTCCGACGTACTGGCCGGTCGTAAACGTGTTCGGCGCGTACTCGCTGACCAGGTACGGAACCTCGACGATGGTGTTCGGCAGACCACCGGTCATGCCACCACCAGGGCCAAGGCCAGGTGCCCACAGGTAGTTGCCGTTACCGTCCTTCAACTTGCGAATGCGCGCCACGGTGTCGCGGTGGAAGATCCAGCGAGTGCCAGGACGGCCCCAGTAGGCAGCCTTCAACGCGTGCTTGGTGTCCAGAATGTTGTCCGCGTTGAACGACGTGGCAGCCGCAGCAGTGACGTCACGTGCCGTGGTAATGCCCTGCGCGCTCGCCACGAACAGACCGAGCGGCTGCTGAGCACCGTTGCCGGTCATGAAGGCTTTCTCCTCGGCGATCGCGGTCTTGTACGCCAGGCGCTCGCGAACGACCTGCTCGATGTTGATACGGCTCTGGTTGATCAGACGCCGGGACATCAAGAGTTCCTTCGCCAGCATGTTCGGCTTCAGCGAACGCTGGCCAGTGCGTGCAGCGGTGTCACGGGCAATGCTCGCAACCTCCGCCGTCCAGTCGGCGTCAGACGGATCGGTGTCCCACGAGGGAGCAACCAACTCGGTGCCAACGTCGAGCGGCCACACGGTAGCGAGTTGGCGAACCACCACCTCATCATCAACGAACTTGATGAACTGGTTCAGCACCGAAGCGGGTGCTACGAGATAGCCGCCCTCGGCGTCGGTCGTTGCCGAAAGGTCTTTGAGCTCGGCGTCACTCAGTGCGTTCATCCCACGGCTGAGCGCCTTGGTGTACGCCTTCATGGCGCGCTCTTCGCTCACGGGCTGTGCATGGCCAGCCGAGGGAGTGGCGAGCCGGTTGACAGGCCGCTCGATCTCGCTCATCTTCTGTGCAATCTCACTGGCCTGTCGCACCCGCTTCTGTGCCAGTTCCGCCGCGCCGGTCTTCTCGTCGAACGCTGCGAACAGCGTGTCGAGCTGTGCCTCCTGCTCCGCAGACAGATTGCCTGCGTCGAGCAGGGCCTTGATGCGACCGTAAATCTCAGTCGCCTCGTTGTACAGATTCTGTACGGTCATTGTGTGTTATCCCTTCTTGATCAGCGATAGCGCCGCCATCGCTGCCCGCTCTCTGTATTGCCACCGACGATCCGATCGCACCTCGGGTGCTAGTGCAGCGGCCCGCTCTGCCATCTCTTCGTCGTTTGTTGCCGTCGTCTTGAGTACCACGTTGGTAGCACCAAGCTCCAACGCAGCCTCCGCGATCTGATTGATGAGTTGCACGTCTTTAGTACTGTGCCGTGCACCGGCCTTGACTGCGACGCGCAATGCCTCCAGCAGCGTGATAATGGGCATGCCCTTTCGTGCCACCGTCGCACTGTTCGCACCAAAGAGTACGTCTGATGTTTCGAGGAGTCGAATCTCACGCAGGTTGCGCACCACACCGAGCGGTGCGTCATTCCGCTCGGTAAAATCGAATACCATCGGGTTGAACGCGAACGACATCTCCAGCGGTGAGCCCTGCTGAATGGCTGCCAGCACCTCGTTCCCGCGTGGCGTATCAAGGTATCGCCGAGTCACCTCTGCGCCACCGAGCGCCTCGGGTGCCCTAACCAGCGTCTCCGCTGGGAGTTGTGAGCGGTTCACCTCACGCAGCGATTCGATGACCGCAATTGGCGGCTCCTCCATGTTGTGCTGCCACAGGTGAAGGATACGATCGCCGCGCTCGTTGAGCGTCTTCGCCATCATGCCAGGCCAGGCGATATCGCTGTAACTATCGATGTTGCCGTAGACTGAGAAGATGCCCGTAACCGTGCGATCGCTCACGGTGCTTGGCATCAGGATGCTGGCTTTGTATTCTCGTCCGACAGGCATGCTCTTCTCCGTTGGTCGATTGCGCTCAGCCCACGCCATTGCTCGCTCGCTCTGTTGCCGTGTGCCACCACCCCACAATGCGTGTGCTACCACGCCAGGTGACGGGTAGTCGGGGTGATCCGGATTGGCTGCTGGTGCATCGAGATCAACCATGTGACGCGCAAACCAGGCCGCCATACGAGTGGCCTTCTCCTCGCTCACCTGGCCGCGTGCCATGGCGCGCGCCTCGTTCACCGTCTGCTCCGTCACACCATCACCAGCCAGACCATCAGCGTACCACGCTAGACCACGACGAGCGTTCGCCTGCATCCAGGCAGGTGCATCGATCTTCATCTCAACTGGTTGAACGCTGCGCTTCTGCATCCGTGCAACTAGGCGATCGAGGGCCTGACGCG